CATTTCAGAGTTAGAAGTGCGAGCCATTATGTCTACTTGCCATACCGTGAAGTAACAACAAGCATAGTTGCACTACCACTAGTGTACGTATTCATTATTGTTTTAAAATATTTTAGTGAAGCACATGGTTTTGACCAAATCCCTGTACTTGTTGTGTTCGCAATATCTGTTGTAGCACTAGTTTGTGTGCTTTGGTGCAAAGCAAATTGAAAATATGTTACATCATCAAATGATGCATAGAAAGTCATAGTTCCAACGAAAGTACCAGTAACTTGTACTGCAATAATATCTGCGTCACTAATATCAACAACAGCACTACTTGCATTTAACGCACCCAAAGTTGAAGTTGATTCTTTAATAAAAGTAGCCATATTTGTCCCTTACTTTTCCAACATTGTTTCATTAATTCTAAAGTTAACTGTTCCGCTAGTATATGCAGTTAAGGTAGGACGAAAATATTTTATTCCCGTACACGGTTTAATAAAAAAACCCACTACAGTAGCACTGGTGACATCATTTGTGGCTGTTGCGTTTGATGTACTGTGCATACCAAAGTTTTGCCAAAAAGTACCATCTAAACTTACTTGAAAAGCCCATGTAGCAACAAAAGTACCATCAATTTGCACGCTAAGGTTATCTGCAGCAGAAATATCTACAGCAGTTCCTGAAGTGACACTAGATAAACTTTGTGTTGTAGAACCAACAATAGTAGCCATAGATCATTCACCTTCAATGCTGTTAATGTACTCTTCAGAAGCACGATAAACGAAGTTGATCAGTGCGCCAACGCCAGTCCAAAGGGCTGTCTTCCAAATCTCTAAACCACCTACAGCACCACCAACAAGAATACCTGTTGATGCAAAAACAAAAGTGGCAACTGCTTTCTTGGCAGATTCTGAATACTTCATAATCCCTCTTTCAAGTGGTAATCAATATGATCGTCCAAACGATCATCTATATGGTCAACCTTTTCCTCAATACGTTGCAACACTTTCAAATTCTCACCATGCTGCTCAGTATTGCGTGTATCAAACTTCTTTAAAGCAAACATTAAAGGACCACCAATAAGTGCGACGACAATAGGGGTGATCCAATACATGTCAGACCCAACGAGTCCCAACGGGTTCAGCCTTGATACCAGCGTTGGTAGCCTGCCTCATTTGTTCGTCCTGACGCTGCTTGATAGTTGGACCATGAAAGTCCTCTTTGCCATGAGCGAAACCTAAACGAATACCTTTTACGTGACAACCAAAACAGACAGCACCTCTACGTGGAAGTACGTCAAAAGAGAACAGTTTGTCACATTCTACACAGTTAATAGATCCCATCACAGTATAAGTAGATCGTTACCTACGACCTACGTGCGTTATATGCCCCCAAAGGTACGGGTTTTAGCCCAGCATCGCCATGAACAATGAATCTTTCAAACCAACTCAAACTGTACTTTGGTGGTGGCACTTCAGCCCGATACTCAGGCAACCAAACAAACTTCAACATCTGATGAGCAATAGCCAAAGACATCACCCTGTCGTCGTGAGGAGACCCATGCATCTTCCCATTAGGGTCACGCACATATGTCTTCAACTCTGCAATTGTTCGTTCGTCAAAAATGAAGATGTCTTCATCACGGATAGATCCAGCCAACTCGTCAATAGCCAAAGGCTTTGACGCAGTTGTAGTACGCCAACCCATAATCTCAGTAGCCTCAGGATTACGCTGCTGCAAGCGACGTTGACGATACAAATTCTTGTATCCATAACGTTGCAAAGCCTTAATCGTGGTTAAACCGTGATTATTATTTTCAACACCCAGTAGAGCATCGTTGTACCACCAGCCGACCTCTGCTAAAGCATCCCCAAAAAGGTCAGGTTCAATATGCCCATGCCAGTGAGCCACAACCTGCATAGACCTAGCCTCAATAATATGCGCCGACGAATAGTCACCATGCCCAAGACCTTCAGCAACGTCAGCCCCAATTACATACGTACCCTCAGGGTGCGGATACTCCCAAATAGCAAACTCCCCATCAGGAGTTTCACGATACTCAGGGTTCTTACGAGAAATAACATGCAAATAACCACGATCAGGTTCTACAACCTCGCACTCCATCAAGCGATCAATATCAAAAACAGGGTTACCCGACTTAATAAACGCTTCCTCAGGTGTGCGAGGATATTCCTGATGCAACTGCCATGAAGGCATTGTTTTAGATTTAGATTCGTACCAGTTGTCGTCACGGTCACCAGCAGACCAAGGCCAAAAGATACCTTTAAATAGGTTTGCTTTAGTTTGTGAACCCACCCACATCTGATGAAAAAAGTTTCCTGACCCGTTAGCCGTAGATAAACAGATAACACGACCACCAACGTCAGCAATTGGCTCAATAGAAGCCCACGCTTCCTCAGAGTTAGGCAAGAACGCCATCTCGTCAACAATAACAAGATACACAGACTCACCACGAGCAGGATCATTACCCGAAGGTAATGATTCAATCGCAGACTCATTAGAGAACGTCATTTTCAACTGGTTATCAGACGTAATATCAGGACCACGTTCCTTCATCCACAAAGGAATGAACTTAAATCCGTACTTAGACTTCTGTAGCAACTTGGCTGCCTCTCGTTCGGTACGAGACAACATGACCACAAACCTGTCAGACCAAAAGAACGTCAACCAAAACGCATACGCTGCAGCCAACGTAGAGAAACCAATCTGTCGTGCCTTTAACACCACGCTATAGCGGTTGGACAGCCAAGCACGAATGGTTTCGATCTGCGCTTCACGCATATCAAAAACAATACGTCCACGTTCAGGATGTTTAATGTGCCAATAGTTATTACAGAAGTATTCAAACGCCTCAACTAACTCATCAATTGAAGCATCGTCTGGTCCTTTGCACTTACGCCATTCCTTCTCATTGAGAAGTTCACTCAGATCCATTTTTCCTCATCTTAGGTGGTTCAGGTTCTTCAAACTGACCGCACGATGGACACTTCCATCTACATGCCACAGGTGGATACTCTTCACCACAAACAGGGCATTCAACCAACTCGCTCATACAACACGAAGTTTACGTGACTCCTGCTCACGAGAAGCCACAGCAGCAATAAGATCATCCAGTTCCTTGTCAGATAACTCAGCAGTACCCTTCTCAGACTTTACAGTCAATGTAGGTGGAGTCATCCGATTGGTGGCTTGTAGATACAATTGTGCTGCCTTGATGTCGCCGCCTAGAGCACGCTCGTAAAGCGTGTCTAGAAGCCTCTGAGATCGCTCAGGAGAGCCTTGAACGTCATCAACCTTGGACTGCCACATCTTCCGAAAGATGTCCTTCTTTTCCCATCGTCGTAGCGTAGAAATGTTCACGCCTACAGATTCGGCGTACTTCTCTTTAGACGCAGGGACACGTTCGGACGGGGGTGTACACAACCAGCCGATATAAGACTCTTGGCGAGCGTCCAGCACGTTTTCTTCAATACTCATCAAAATACAGGCAACTTCGTTACCTGTTGCTATGTTACCGTTGGGTAGTGTAACGGGTAACGTTTAGGTTAGGGGCTTACAGTTATCAACGAGTGCTACCGCAGGGACGCACTCGTTGATCTATAACTAGTCCTCGTGCGACGACAGGAGCAATAATGCCACAAGTAGGAAACAAACACTTTGCCTATACCGCTAAGGGTAAGGCTGCAGCCAAAAAGGCAGCAGCCAAATCAGGGATGAAGATAGAATACGCTTCGCCTGCAGCAAAGAAGCGCCACGAAGGCAAAGAGACCCCAGCCAAAAAGAAGATGGAGCGACGACAAGGTAAGTCATGAGCATTAAACGTGGATCTGAAACCTTTGCAGGGTACAACAAACCGAAACGTACCCCGTCACACCCCAAGAAGTCACACGCTGTCCTCGCAAAAGAAGGTAGCACTGTCAAGTTAATCAGGTTTGGTCAACAAGGTGTCAGTGGCTCACCCAAAAAAACAGGAGAATCTGCCTCATACAAGGCTCGTAGAGAATCATTTAAAG